TTATGCTATTGCAATTTCCTGTACCTGTGAGCGCCCAAAGAATCTGGCCTTATAAGCTTTCCCATCTCCCCGGCTTCCCCATATCAGTTCAGTACCAAACAGGGCCTTGCTTCCATGAATGACTTCATATCCTAACTGCTTCCAGCCGTTCCAGGTATTTGTTTCTTCCTTAACTCCTGCCGTGGCCTTTGCTTCTTCAATTCTCTTTGCGTTGATTGCCTCTGCCTTTGCAGATAACCATGCCCGGTGTAAACACTCTGCAAAAGAAAGTTCTTTTTTCTCCCGGTAAAGCCTCCATGCTCTCAGCATGATTTTTTGAAGATTGTACTTCATGATTTCTGTCTCCTTCCTTGTCCGGCTGAATCATCTTCCTGGCTATTGGTTTTGCTCTATTGCTCACTCACAGGTATATGGTTTTCAGCTTCACAACTTTTCGGGTTGTTCGTTTGTTTCATCCTTATAACTACATTATATATCTATTCACGTGAATATTCTATTGGCATCATTTATATATTTACGTGAATATATTTGTGAATTTTGTATATTTACGTGAATAGACTTTTTTGCTATAATATTGGTATGGTAGAGAAGGTGTATTTATTATTCGCCACTCTATTTACCTAAAAATGAAAGAAGGTGTTAAAATGCCAGAGGATAGCAAAATCAGCAAAGCGCAGCAAAAGGCAGTGCATGAATATGTGAAACGAAATTATGACCGCATCGAATTAACCGTAAAACCCAAAGGGAAAAAAGAAGAAATAAAAGCTCATGCTGAATTAAGCGGAGAAACATTAAATTCCTTTATTAATCGTGCCATAGACGAAACAATGAATCGTGACACGATGCAGGCGCGGAAGGAAATCTAATTATGGAATACGGATTAAACAAAACCCAATACTTGCACAAAATATACAGCTCCGGTCACTATATAAAGAAATAATACCTTTACTTAAATATGATATATATCCAAAGGCCCGTTCACTACTTTCGTAAAGTATGCGAATGGGTTTTTGGATATATAGAAAAGAACACTAATCTTGTTTTAAAATCAGTGTTCTCAATAATTTAACCTATCTTAATATCTTTTTCCATCAGCTTTATTTTGATTTTGATTATTTCTCTATTTCTCCCAACTTGACAGGAATCGTTTTATTAATCGGAACGATTTTCCCCAAAATCGGGAAGCGCTGTCCATCTTCTAACTCTGCATACCCCAATATTTCAAATCTTAATGGCCTGCTACTGCCTTTTGGCATCAGTCCAAACATTTCCGCAGCAGTTGGACACTGAATATCAATGTATTCCATTGTACTCATATCATTATCTCCTTTTCATAATAAGTGGTGGATTCTCACCAGGCTATTGTTCGCCATCCTTGGTACATCCTCACCGGAATTGAATCCGCAACCCCTATCAGTCTTGCGTGTCTATTGCTTTCGGCTCACAGGTACGATTGATAGGTTTGTGGGGAATTGTCTGCCCCGGCTGCTCTTGTTTTTCTTAACCTTGTAACTACATTATACACTATTTCTTGACCATATTCTATTGACTATATACACAAATATTTGACCATATTTCATGCTGCTATTTGTGTATTTTGTGCACTTGTAAAAGTGTATATCGTTTGATATAATATTAATATAATGAAAAGAGTTAATTATTTGGACACACTTATTAGACAATGAAAGAAGGTACAAAATGCCCATAAGCTATGAAAAACTATTCAAACTATTAGAAGATAAAAACATAACAACCTATTATTTACGTCAAAATAAGATAATCGGCCAACAAACTTACTACAATTTAAAAAACGGCAAAGGAAACTTAGGAACAGAATCCCTTGAAAAGCTATGTCAGCTTCTATGTTGTCAGCCCGGGGACCTAATGGAGTATATACCAGAACAACCACATCCACAGGAAGGAGTGTGACCCTATGCCATTACCACAAGAAAGCATCCATACCATTGACGATATTTACAATCTGCCAGAAGGTGAACGGGCTGAACTAATTAACGGACAAATTTATTACATGGCCCCGCCCAGCACAGCCCATCAAAGAACATTGTCATTCCTGCATCTGGAGATAGGAAACCATATCCGCAACAATGATGGTTCCTGCGAGGTATTCCCGGCTCCGTTTGCCGTGTTCCTCCAGGCAGAGGATGAAAAGAGTAATACAAACTACCTGGAGCCGGATATATCCGTTATTTGCGACAAAGACAAATTGAACAGTAAGGGCTGCAATGGTGCGCCGGATTGGATTATAGAAATTGTTTCCCCTTCCAGCCGCCAGATGGACTATTATAAAAAACTGGCCCTCTATCAGGGCGCGGGGGTACGGGAATACTGGATTGTAGACCCAGCCAGAGAAATTATTGTGGTCTATGATTTTCCGAATGAAACACCGCCTACCATTTACCGATTCAACGATTCTGTTAAGGTCAACATATATGAGGATTTTTCCATTGACTTTAGCCAATTAAAACTTTGATATCATTGCAGAAAGGAGCGTAAAACCATGAGTAATAGAGACTTAGC